GGTATACGCCCTAATTTCTCTTTCGTATCCGCCAAATCCGGTAAGGAAGTTATAGAACCCACTTTGTTGGTAGGGATAAATAAAGGATCAGCTGAATACTTGGAAGGTATTTTACCTTTCCACCAATTCCAACTATACCTAAATGACCAACCCAACATAATAATCCATAATAACACCAGCGCTCCAGCTGGTTTAACCTCTCCCGAACGCAGGACAAAGATCAACAGAGCATTCAACAATCCAACCAACCCTTTCAACATATTGGTAGGAGTCATGGTTTGGACAAAGTTCCAAAACCACAAAAACCAAACTCTAATGTCATAAAATTGATCGAAAATGTCAAATCTACCTCTAAATCCAGATAAGTTTCCATGCACCTCTATTTCCGAGTCAACTGTGCGTGTGAAAGCCAAGAAAGCACAATGTAGTACAACTTCCCACTGTCTTGAGGGTTTAATGTTGCATCTACCGACTTTCTGCTTCAAATTTGTGAGCAGCAACTCCCAATTCGCCTTATTTCGCTTCTTACCAACCACCCAAAGGCAGGCTTCACCATAAAGCGTATTAGGAACTACCACTTTCTTTACACTTGTTGATACAAGAAAACCAAAGGGTAATACTTGCACGGCACTTATTTTATGGGTCTCTTCGACAAACCCTACGATTTGTTGCGTATTACGCAACCCTCTAAGATCTTCTTCAACCAACTGGGTACCAACTACGGGAGCGACAATGTGTGATTGGGGAATTGCAATACTTGCTGCGGACGTGGTAAAGGTATACATCACTGCCCCAAAGGCAGACTTGACCTGTGACCAGGCCAATGTCCCACCTTTGACAGTAATGCCTCCAGTACCTGTCATCCAAAACAGCGAAGAATGGTTATAGGGATGTGAATTTCCCCTAACCTGCATCTCAACTATATCACCTTGCACTTCGTACCAGGATTCATCAGTCCCAATCGGTATGTTACCACACATGTCGTCAAATCTATGGGCAATAACCATAGCAACATTCTTCCGTGTCCTCCTGATCATGTCAAACAGTTCTTGCGGTGTAAAATAATACACCGTATGGACCATCAACAACCCATCAGCTGTCGAACAGGAACATGAACGTGCCGGGCTTTGTCCCATGCAACCACATGTAGAAAAATGGCGTGAGGCCCTCTCAAGTTCTCTCACAAGGTCAGAACTGTCGATCAGCGGATTAACTGAATGGTACCTCATCTTTAGTTCCGCAGCAACTCGCCCGGCCCTATTAGGGGTACCACCAATATCAACCACCTTTCCGACACCCAACCTGCTAAGATTCATGAGCGCGTCCTCTTCCAACCATCTCCGAGAATAATGAAGAAGCAGATGTTCATTAGGCCCTTGTGTAGGGACAAATTGCACATCCGGGAATGCTCCGAGGAGAGCTTCCTTCTGTTTATCGCTTATTGTCTCATAAACCACACGCTTCGGTTGATAATGGACTTGTTGTTCCACATCACCTACCAGCTCCAGGTTTGTCGACATAATTT